AAGGGTCATTGCTTGGGTGAAGGTGATGGCGTTGCCTGCTGTGCCGGAGGCGGCTGTGTACCAAGCGTGTTGTCCGTTTGTGCCGGACTGATAAACTGTCGAATATGAACTCTTTACATACTTATAGTTTGTACCGTCATAGTAAAAGTTGAAACCAACATATATGCTTCCGTTATTTTGCAGTGCTATTGCACCTTGCGAACCGCTTGTACCAAATTCCTGCGCTCTAAAAGTGCTATCCCAAGCACTAGGCGTACCACCCACACCCAAATTCGACCCATCAAACACCAACGCACTATTCGTGGTCAGCACCTTTGATCCATTGAGGTAGGCAACGCCATTGGCTGTGCCGCCATTGTGCGTAATGGTCGATGATGTAGTTAGGGTAGTTACAGATGCGGTACTTGGAGTAGTTGCCCCTAAAGTGCCATTCATTGCCGCACCTGTCAGCGTCTTATTGGTCAGCGTATCAGTCGTTGCCTTACCAACCAAAGTGTCAGTAGCCGCAGGAAGCGTCAAAGTGGTAGTACCAGCCACCGCAGTTGCTTGCAGTGTGGTTGTCCCTGATGTCGAGCCAGAAAATTTAGTTGTGCCAGCAAGCGTGATTGTCTTTCCAGACCCGACATTCAAGCCAACGCTTGTGCCTGTGCCAGCAGCCGCAAAGACTGCGTCAACGCTGTCAAGGTCAGTATTGATCTTGGTTCCCCAAGTGTCAGTGCTGGCCCCCACCTCGGGCTTGGTCAATAAAAGGTTGGTTGTTGTGGTATCTGCCATAGTTCACTTTCATGCTGGGACTTGCGTCCATGTTTCTGAATTGTCTGCGATCTGTGTCCAGGTCTCTGACGTGTCTGACTCTGGAGTCCATGTCTCTGCCGTGTCGGACACTGGCGCCCATGTCTCTGGTGTATCTGACTGGGCGGTCCAGGTTTCTGATGTGTCGGGAATCGACCCCCATCCAAACCCAACCATTACACCAACAGATCCCACTGCCTCGTTGCCGATTATCGCAACAGTGATGACGTTTGACACACTGCCAACAGCGCCAGTCCCAGAAACACCTGTGATGGCCTGAAAAGAGATCACCTCTGCCGACATAGTGCCAACAGCACCAGTGGCAGCGTTGCCAGTTGTGGCCGTGGACCGGGTTACCCCAACAGAGTCAACTGCACCAGTGGCAGCGTTGCCACTTACGTCAATTGACCCGGCAGGCGCGACAGTGCCAACGGCCAGTGTGGCCGCATTGCCTGTGACTGCTTGGGATGAATCTGGCGCCAGCGTGCCAACGGCACCCGTGGCGGCATTGCCCGTGATGGCAATGGCGATGGTGAGTGTGACGGTACCGACATTGCCGGTGGCAATGGTTCCATCTTCTTGAATTGATCTGTCGGCCAGTACAGTGCCAACGGCGCCAGTGGCAGCGTTGCCACTGATGACAACATTGCCAATGTTGTAGACGCCCTTGCCGTAATAGCCTGTGCCGTAAGCAGCCATGGTGCTGCCCCTGCGTTACGCCAGCCGAATCAGGCCGGTGCTTGCATCATTGGTTGGCATGGTCAGCGTGAAGGTTCCAGCAGTCACGGTCTGGCTGCCGAAAGTGTGGACGCTGACTGCCTTGTTGGACTGGGTCGAGTTGTAGATCAAGACTGCGTCAAAGGCCGTGGAGAGGGTCACCGCGCTGTAAGTGATGCTGGCGCTGGGCGTGACAAATGCCGTGGTTCCAGAGGTGCTTGGAGCCGTGCCAAAGGTCACTGTGACGCCGCCAGCCGTGTACCCAGTGCCAGACACTTCATTTGTCGCGCTGTATGCCGTGGTGGACGCATTGACGGTGGCAGAGGCCAGGTACAGGGCAGCCTTGAAGGTATCTGCCGTGGTGGCGCCTCGGACAACGCCAGTGCCAAAGTTGTGGTGGCCGACAAGCAGCTCACCTTTGAAGCTCGTGCACATTGCCTGAGTATTCGCCATGATTTAACCCTCAAATTTGTTGACTGATGCCTTCGGCAAAGACGCCGCGCTTTAGCACCATGTTGACTGATCGATGGACCAACTCACCCTCATGCCAATACTCAACCCAGCTTGTGGTTTCAGTATCGTTGTCAATGGACCCCTCACGCTTTTCCAGCAGTGACTCGTCCATCTCGCCCTTGGTTGTCGTTACCATTTAATCACCCAAATGTTTTTGCCCTGGTCAGCAATGCGCCGCCACTGGTAGAACCTCGATCATCTGCAATCTGCAACTGATCAAGTCCTGCCTGATACAGCGCTGACCACACTGTGATTCTCGCATCATCCTGTAGGTATGGCGCAGCCTGGAGCAAGGCGCCGTAGAGGTAAACGTCAGGCGCTTGAGCCAGCAGCCAGTTGGTTGTCACGCTGGCTGACAACTTTGACAACTTGGCGTAGTAGGCCAGCTCGGCGGTATAGGCACTGTCAGGGATCGGCAGCACCCTGATCTGGCCGCCCACAATGCCAAAGAAGATCGGCACGCCACTGGATCGGTACTGCACGCTCAAGGAGTCAAGTGAATCAATCGTCTCAAAGCCCAAAGGCGTGACGGGGTTGGTGCCGGTGAGCTTGATGGATTTTGTCTCCAGAAAATCATCAGGAACCGCGCTGTACTCGGTGGCAATCGATGCCGTGGATCTGACGATCATCTGCCGGGTGCGCAGTTGGCGCTCGATCTGAGCCTCAGCCAGCGCAATAAAGTCAGGGATGACAGTTGTCAGGTCGGTGCGGTTGAGCCAATCGCCAACTGATGTTTTTAACTCGGTATATGTAGTCAGTGCCATCAGCTTGCCTCTTTTTCCATTTCCTCTTTAACTATCCAGGTGTGTTCGTGCTTAAATTCAAACGTGCCAATGTGGCCGATCTCTTTGCTCACGTCATGGTCAATATACACCTTGAACCCAAGCTCTTGCGCCTTCTTGCAAAAGAATACGTCCTCGCCCATGTAGCCTCTGGTGTCATACTGCCAAGGCATATCGAACCAGGGTTCGCTCATGCCCTCAAAGACGTTGCGCTTGATCAGCATGATGCCGGTGCCAACGCTGCCAACCTCTTCAAGACCAGTTGATTCTGGCAGGGAATAGACGGGTTTGCGCTTGCCGTTTTCGTCATAGTTCTGCGCGGTTGGACCTGTGGGCATCCTGCGCCTTGCGCAGTTGGCCGCAACAATGTCAACGTCATGTTTCAGCAACCGCTGGATCATTTCCTGGGGGAAGGTCATGTCTGAGTCAATGAACAAGATGTGCGTGCAACCCTCACGCAACGCATCTAGGCACAAATCAGCACGCTGGTTCTGAATCAACGTTCCCTGCAATATTTTCAGACTGATGGCATCAGTGGTGTTGAGCGTGTGATACGCCACCATGTTGACCATGCAATAGGTGTAGTTGGTGTGGACCTGGTCCCGTGCTGGCGTGCAAACCGCGATGTAGTTCATACCTGGCCGGGCCTCACGCGAAAGAATCGATTGTCTGGATCATTTAAGAATTTCTTCATGTAAGCCTGGTCATCGAGCTTGCCTTCGGCTTTCAGCTTGTAATACAAGGTCTCTGGGATGCTGGCGACATGATGCCACTCGCCGGTCCAGTTGGCCCTGTTGTCAATGGCTGCAAAGTCACGCTTGTTGGCCTCGATCACGTCAGTCATGTCCTGAGTGGTCTGGATAGTCGCCTCGTCAGTGTCTGAGTTGTAGTGCCAGGTGCGCGTGATGCCCTTGTCGGGGCTTACATCAAGAATTCTTTTGTCCATGTAAGTGGGGCCAGGTTTCCCTGGCCCCTTCTCCTAGTCAGTTATCAGGAAGTGATCAAGTCAGCAGCCAAGCCGTGGGCATTTTCTGCTGTGACCTTATGTCCGAATTCAACCAAAAGCATTCGTTTTTCGGCGTCTCCTGAGCGAGCAAGTTCTAATTGCTGGTAAGGACGCAGCACAACCATCTTGGCATAGTCGGGATCAAGCACCCATGCGTCACGCTCACGTTGGAACCTGTTCGCAATTACGGCCACGTTTCCGAAATCGCTGACATAAATGTCAACGGCGCCGATCAATACGGCAGGTTTGTCGCCACCGTTGATGTTGAAACGTGAAGATGCAATGCCAGAGAAACCAGACACGCGCTGCTTGTTGACAGGACCGACCATCAGGATCTTCGGAGTGCCGCCAGCAGTCCACACCTTTTGAATGACGTTCTTGAGGATCGTCTCAGTAAAGGTGCGCACGTTGCCGTCAGTGCGAGCGCTGTTGGGCAGCGTGCTGTAGCTGGGATCAGTGCCGTTGGTCTGCTTGTCAGTGTTGGTCTTGACAAACGCGCCCAAGGAGGCAGTCACGCGAGCCGTGGTGGTGTTGCCTGCAACAGCAATGCCGCCATTCAAAAGAATGAATTCTTGGTCCCGCTTTAGCTCGCTACCGCGTTTAGCTATTTGGTATGCTAATTCAGAGCGTCTGCCTGCCTTATTTACTACTTCTTCAGTATTCGACAAGACAATAGTCTTGCGCGAAATCTGAGCGTAGTTGGTCAAACGAACGGTGGCGGTGACAGAGTCAAATGTGCCAACGTCATCACCCTCGAGCTGCGCATTTGCTGCGGCATCTGCCAGGGTATCGGTCTGCCACTCAAACAAAGTGTTGTTGACGGTTTCGCGGCCAATGTTGGATTGGTATGGGGTTTCTTCGGGAGCAATGTTGGTGATCACATTGCTCAGGTCTTCGCGGATACCCTTTGCAGAGTAGGTCGTGAAGGTATTGCTTACGATAGTCATGGTTTTACCTCAAAAGTTGGTAGATTGCAGAGGCCGCATCATCGACACGGCCAGTCTTTGCGAGACGCTGTTTGGCGCGAGTTGCTTCAGTTGTTTGGGATACCCGGCCTGCTGCACCTGGCTTGGCTGGCCGTGGACCGTTATTGGTCACGGGGGTGATCTC